ACCTATGACCGCTTCAATTGTAATCAGGTTATCTTCATTGGGGACATAATCGACAACCATTACTCGAGCTATCACGAGACAGACCCCAACGGGATGGGGGGAGGCTACGAACTCAAGCAAGCTATCGAACACGTTGCGAAATGGGCTGAGGCTTTTCCCGTGGCTGATGTGATCATCGGCAATCATGACCGCATAATCATGCGCAAGGCGTTTAGCTCCTCCGTACCGAAGGAATGGATAAAGGACTACAACGACGTTCTGGGGACTTCATGGAATTGGGTAGAGCGCATTGAGTACGACGGAGTACAATACTGCCACGGGGAAGGTGGGACTGCAAGAACCAAAGCCAAAAACGATATGCAGTCAACCGTCCAAGGTCACATCCATACACAAGCCTACGTTGAATGGATGGTTGGAAACAACTCGAAGATTTTCGCCATGCAATGCGGGGCAGGATTAGACCGACTGAGCTACTCAAGCGCATATGCAAAGCACTTCAAACGGCAGGCGATAGGATGCGGGGTAGTAATTGGAGGCCACACGGCTATAAATATTTTAATGGATTTATAAGATGGAAAGGAAAGCACTCAAAGACACCAAGCTCGGTGCATGGTTTAGGAACAAAGCCCCACAAGTATTTGACGCAATCGGTGAGGTCATTCCCGACGGCGGCGCACTCCAAGCGATAGGAGCGTTGATAGATGCCTCGACAGAGAGCGAAGAGGAGAAGAAGCAAGCCCGGATGTTACTCATTGAACTAGAGAACGAAGACCGAGCAAGCGCACGACAAAGGGAGGTGGATGTGACAAAGGTCACCGGAAAGCGCGACTGGATGCAAGCCATCGTCGGTATCGCTGCGATGACTATCGGGGTGGTCATGGTCATTTGGGCGATGACGGGAATCCAAGACAAAGAGGTTTTCTTCCATATACTCGGATTCGCTGAAGGGACTCTCGTCGGTCAAGTGGTCAACTATTATTTTGGTTCTGCTAAATCCTAGAGTATCTTCGTTTCAGCCTTTTCGTTGGGCTTATCTGTTTTTGTTTGGGAGGGGGATCTGAAAGGGTCTCCCTTCTTTTTTCTCTGTTTTGTGGAAAAAACTTTGGTTAATGGAAAATAAGGTCTATATTTGTGACAACAAAAAACACAGATATGGAACACTACACAATCGAACTAGAAGACAACACGTCACTTGAGATAGAGTACGAAGTTGATGCGGGAGTTGAAGGGTCATACAACGAAGCTCCTTCGAATGGTTTTATCAGCATTCAATCTTGTAAGCTTTGCCAACATAACGGCAAGCAAGAACACAAAGTTGAGCTGTACGGAATAGACGACACGCTCTTCCCGGTTGACTTCGATATGATTGAACACATCATTATAGAAGAGTTACGGAAATGAAGACAGTACAAAAATGGGAGATCACAGTCGAGGTCTTAGAACGAATGAAGCAAACCGAAGGAATCAACCCAGAGTGCCTCATTTGGATGGACTGCCTCACCAATAGCTTAAAAACTTGCATAGAAATGTATTCCGATGAATCAGATTGAACGAACCACCATGCAGTTCTACTCGCACGCCGTGTTGACCTACGACGACGACGAGTTGAACAGATACTTCTTTGACTTGCAAACGGCATTTGATGCCATCGAGAACAGAATCGGACAGCTTTACCTCAAACAACAATCAGAGCAATGAAACGAAACCACTACATCTGCGTGCAATCCTCGGTAACCGAGAACGCCGCTTCGAATTACAATGACTTTGCAAATAACTTGCGGGATCACAGAGACTTTGAAGATGCCTGGGAAGACTTCAAGCGTCAAATCGTTAGAGCTAGAACGAAATGAGCAAGCTCCAATCCGTTTGCTGTGGAGCAGATAAGTACGAAGACCTGGAGATGTGTTCAATGTGCATGGAGTGGGCAGACTTCGAAGAAGAAGACATCGAGGGAGTGCGTGAGTACGCCTTGCAGCTTCTCAGCACCTCAAGCCTTCGTGATGACGATGACGGTCTAGAGGATGAGATACGAGAAACAACACCAACGGAGGAGCGATGGGATGAAATCTTCTTACGGTTGCGATCACACCAACTGCGACCGATAGACCTCCCTAATTTTAATCAAACTGAATTCAGCCAATCTTACAAGGAGAGCGGCCTTTAACTGCATAAAACAAAACAGATGCAACCAGTAAACGCGAAAAGCCTATTCCACGCGCTTTGTCAAACCCTTGAGAAGTTAGATCGCGAAGAAATTAACGTAACTCAAGCGGCGGCATTTTCGAAAGTCGTAAGTCAATGCACACAGCTCTTGAATTACGAATTGAAACGAGCCGCATTGATGACAAACGAGGACTTTAGGAAAGAACATCGGAACCTTGAGAGTAAGAACTTCGATAGCTTACCGCAATGACAGAGAAAGAAAAAAAAGAATGGCTCTGTAATTACGAGCGAAGGATATCAGCATATGAAAATCAAGAATACGAAAACACACTAACGATATTGCAAGAAGAGTATGATGAGGAGGAAGCGATATATTTGGCGTTGTCATTTCTTGAAGAGAAGCTCAATATACGAGTCAAGATTTTAGAGAGGATGCGGGATCTATACCGAAAAAACAGCCTTGAGACATTGAGAAAACACGAGAGAGAATGGTTCATAAAGCAGAATATTAAACGAGGGCGTATTTACTATTTGAACTTTCGAAGAGAAGAGCGTATTTTCAGCTATCCATACTATCGGCTGAATATTTCTCGACTTAAAAAAAGCTCGAAAGAAGTAAAATATCTTGATAAATGGGAATTGAAGTACATACCAGAATGGGTAAATTGGAAGAAAGGACAAAACCCTTACATTCTTACAAATCATTCAAGCGGTAGAATCGTTCAGTTTCTCGGAGAAGATGGTAAATACAGCACGTACAACTCGTGGGATTACGAAACAAAAGAGAATTTTTAACTCCATAAAACCTAACAACATGGAAACTAGTAAAATCAAGTCGATTGACAAAACCGACAACACATGGACTGGACAGTCCGGAACAATGTACGACTATACGGTCTGCATGGAAGACGGAACAGAAGGAACGGCGGCAAGCCCCAACCCAGAGAAACCACCTTACGACGTAGGTGATGAAGTCGAATACAACAAGACCGTGAACAATTGGGGTACGAAGCTCAAGATTAAGAAGGCGGGCGGATTCTCACAAGGGGGTGGATTCAAAGACAATGCCGAAACCACCAAGCGCATCGGTGCGAGTTGGGCTATCGGTTTGGCTATTCAACAAGAAAGCGATCCTGAGAAGATTATCGAAGCCGCTGAACACCTCATTAACTTGCGTGATGCATTAGTCTCGAAGCTATGAACAGATACAGATGGACTTTAAACGAAGAGAAGTTGCTCGTTGAGATGGTCAATATCACCTGCGAGAAACAAACCGGACGCATTGACTGGACTCTCATGAGGCCAATCGGTAACCATACACTAGCCGCAATGCAGACGCGTTGGAGTAAGAACTTAAAACCGGAATATACTTACAGTGGAAAGAAGTACATTCTAAGCGAGCAGACCACATCGAAGGTATCAACACCTAAGAAGAAGAGAGAACGTTCAAAGAAGACCCCTCAAATCAAGTCTGTGAAGATATCTCGCTCCTTTCTTTGGGGTGCTATCAAGTACGAACGCTATGAATAACCTGAAAATCTTCCTTTTAAGGAACTACGGCTCGATGAAGAACGTAGGAGAGGAGCTGCGATTGAACGAGGCAACCGTTCGGAGTTGGTGTGAAGCCCGACCGCGTAACATGATGAAGTATCTTCCAGAGATTTCGAAGCAATGTGATGCAACCTTCGCAGAGATTGTCGCTGAAGTCATGGAGCGCGATAGCGAATTGAACAACTGAAGAAATGGGGAGGGGTCATTCCCTCCCTTTTTTTATCTTTCGCACCATGAAACAGAAATTCACAGGTATTTGGATCCCATCGGGTATATGGTCAGACCAAAGGCTCAACCTTTTCGAGAAGGTTTTTCTCTCCGAGATTATGGGATTCTCGCAGCAGGATAGCGGCTTCTTTAAGTCGAACGAATCAATACAAGAAGAGTACCAAGTCAGCCGACCAACGGTCTCAAAAGCCATCCATCATCTGGAAGACTTGAACCTCATCGAGATAAACTTCAACGGGAGAGTTCGCCGTCTATTTTTACGTGCAGAAGGAAACGAGGTTTCGGGCAGAAGGAAACCAATTTACGTGCAGAAGGAAAAGGATTTACGGTCTGCACGAAATAATAGTACCTCTAAGAACAAAGAGGAGAATAAAACTTATAACAAAATAGAGAAACAAGGAGAGGAAATTTTTTTACCTTGGGATTCAGAAAGCTTCAAAGGACTTTGGAGTGAATGGATAGACGAACGTAAACAGAGAAAATACCCGAAGTATACCGAACGCGGTTTGAAAGCCGTACTTCATGAGCTTCAAAAACTATCAAACAACGATGAACAGACAGCCAGACTCATTATCCTCCAATCAATTACAAAAGGTTGGCGCGGATTCTTCGCCATCAAGGGCGGAAAAACAATTGGAACGAGCCAAAGCGACCGAGATAAGCTTGAGGAGTATATCCGCACCGGGTCTATTCAAAGCCACTAATGAACAAGCATGGACAGAGGGAACAAATATCCGTACGGCACTCAGAATCCAACCCGAAGCAACACGCGGGGCGGTGATTTCTATGGTGAAAAGCGTGTGTGATTTCGTAGAAGCAAAGAAGACTCTCCAAACTCTTACAGATTACGCGCTTTGTGCAGAGACTATCTTCGATATATTCCCTACATTGAAGCTCGAAGAATTCCGTCTTATTTGCGACCGCATGAAAACGGGCTATTATGGCAAGTATTTTGAGCGTTTGAAGATTCAGGAGTTTAGAGAGTGTATCATAAAGCATGAAGAAGAACGCGCCCCCATACTGGAGAGAATCAACAGCCACATCACACGCGGCAGCGATTCCGACCGGGTGGCGTTTGAACCGCAATCGATGGCAGACCTCAGAAGGAAGCGCGACCCACTACACATCCCCGGATTAAATGAGCCTAAGCAAAGCAAAGAAGAAACTTGACACGGTATTCTCGCAGTTCATCCGTTTACGTGGATGCAATGACGAAGGATGGGGAAATTGTTTTACTTGTGATCGCTTAAAATTTTGGAAAGAGGTCGACTGCGGCCACTTCATAACACGGGCGAAGATGTCCACGCGATGGATGGAGACCAATTGCCAATTCCAATGCAAGCAATGCAACATGAACGGAGGGCAGCAATACGTATTTTCGAAGAAGCTCGACGAGTTTCACGGAAAAGGAACAGCAGAAGCCATCCTGATAGCAAGCAACCAGATGCGCAAGTTCTCCGTCCATGAGTTAGAAGAGATGTATCAATATTACAAGGGAAAAGTCGATGAAATTAAAGAGTCGCGGGGCATGGGATGAGTTCCTCACACGGAACTACTCAAAACTCTTATTCACCGCCCGTAAATGGACGGCTGAACCGCGCGACCTTGTACATCACACGTATCTCCGATGTATAGACAAACGCTTCCCAAGCGATGAAGATGAAAACCCACTAGGGTATTTTATTAAAGCTATGTACAACGAAGCCACACGAGGACAATTTAAAACGATATATCAGATAATCGATGCTATCCCCGAAGAAAAAGAAACAGAAAGCGATTGGACGAAAGCCATCCAACGAGAACAGATGCAGCTTATCCTCGACCGCCTCAGTTGGTTCGATAGAACAGTCTTTGGATTATATCTGCAAGGATGGAACATGGCTGACCTATCTCGACGGACTGGGATTGGAGAGTCAGTTCTATATCGCTCAATACACGAGTCTAAAAAAATCCTGAAAGATGTTCTTCGTCACCGGACAAAAGAGGAATGATCGCCTCGCTATCTGCAAGAGCTGCGAACACTTCGTACAATCGACGAAGTCATGCGGGCCATTGCTAACGGAAGCCTTCACAGACTCTAAACTCTGTGGATGCCATATGCCGACAAAGACACGGCTCAAAGTAGCCTCTTGCGAACTTGGTAAATGGGAGGCCGAAATCACAGCCGAGGATATCGATGAGATCCAAAGATTTCTAAAAACAGAAAACCAATTCAGAACCAACGGTCAATTGGCGAAACTATACGCCAAAGCAACCGGAACAAACCAAAAGCCATCGAGCTGCTCTTCATGTAATAGAAGGATGCTCGAGGAACTTCAAAAACTAGTAAACGATGCCAATAGGTAAACCCAACGGAAAAGAGAATCAGTATCAATTCATGAATCGATGCATGACGAGCGTAGTAGGAAACAGAGATTTTCCCAACGAAAAACAACGCTGTGCGGTATGTGCTAAAATGTGGGCGGATTACATCACAGCCAAAGAGCAATGAGCTACACCCAAGCAGAACGGAAAGAGATAGCCGACAATATCCGTGAGTTTTTAAAGCAAGAGAAGAAGGAGGAGTTCTTCATGATGAAAAGAGGCAGAGAAGAACACCTTGTGAAGCGAGAAAACAATCTAACTTGGTACGATAGAGACCGTCTAGAGAACGTCGCACGAGATGTAGAAGGACGAATAACACATTACGAGACATGAGAGCAGCACGTAAAGCATTACTACACGCAAAGAACTTTATCCTAATAACTGACAACTCGCAGGTTCTTCGTCTCCATGCCGGAGATGATCCCGCGACTCTTTTACTTACAATGGCCGTACATAATGAAGAATTCCGATACCTCCTTGAAGCCGTCCTCAACCAAGCTAATGAAACTCTCGACGCTGAGAGCGAATCCGACGAACCCTCGGATAATTAAAGACGAGAAATTCCAAAAGCTCGTGAAGAGTATTGAGGAGTTTCCGGAGATGCTCGAGGCCCGTCCGATCGTAGTCAATCCGGAGATGGTTGTGATCGGTGGTAATATGAGGTTCAAAGCGTGTAAAGCGGCAGGACTGAAAGAAGCACCCGTCTACATGGCAACATGGGGAGAGACTAAAGACAGAGAGTTCATCATCAAGGATAACGTAAGCTCAGGAGAGAACGACTTCGATGCTCTAGCAAATGAATGGGATGCAACAGAATTGAACGAGTGGGGTCTTGATGTCTGGACGGGAGAACCCGAAGAGACGGAAGGACTCACCGACCCCGACGACGTACCCGAAGTACCGGAAGAAGCAAAGACCAAACTCGGTGACCTCTATATCTTGGGGGAGCATCGTTTACTTTGTGGGGACTCTACGAAAGCGGAGGACGTGGAGAAGCTAATGAACGGAGAGAAGGCGGATGCGCTTGTTACTGACCCTCCCTATGGGATTAGCTACAAAGGTAAAGGGCAGAAAGGCGCGGCAAAGCCGAATAACTTTGGACAAATCGAAGGTGACTCAGACACTAAAGCGGCAAGATCCGTTTTCGCATTGTGTCAAAAAAGCAATTGGAGTTTTGAATGTTGGTGGGGTGCAAATTATTATTGCGACATCCTACCCGAAGCGAAATCTTGGATTGTTTGGAACAAGGAAGTCGTAGGTGACAATTATAGCGCGGCAGAACTTGCGTGGACAAATCAAACCGGACGCACCCGAATGTTCACCCATCAATGGCATGGGATGATAAAAGCTAGCGAGCATGGTCAAGCAAGAGTTCACCCAACGCAAAAGCCGATTGAGTTATTTGTGTATCTTATAAATGAATTTGATTTGAAAGAGATATTTGACCCCTTCCTCGGGTCAGGCTCTACCCTAATAGCCGCAGAGAAAACAAACCGCAAATGCTACGGGATGGAATTAGACCCCAAGTATTGCGATGTGATTGTAAAGCGATGGGAGGACTTCACGGGTAAGAAAGCAAGCAAGCAATGAACCAACAAAATCCAACACTTAAAAAGGCGATGCTCGAAGCTCTAGAGAAGTCGCTTGGTATTGTCTCAACTGCTGCGAAGGTGGCGGGTATAGACCGTTCGACTCACTACGCTTGGATGAAGGCTGATGCGGACTATAAGAAAGCGGTCGACTCTATATCGGACAGCGTCCTCGACTTTGCAGAATCCCACCTCTATAAGCTCGTGAAGGAAGGTAACCCGGCAGCGACTATCTTCTTCCTGAAGACCAAAGGCAAGAAGCGAGGGTATATAGAACGGCAAGAGATAGAGATACAAGAGAAGAAGCCCCTCTCGTGGTTGGACGAATGAACAGAAAAAGCACATCGAAAAAGCGTCGTAAATTCAGGGCGTTGTTAAACTCACGCGGGATCGTGTGGTCTGAACCCTCACCCGGGCACTTCCGAATTGGAGAGATTTGTTATTTCTACAAAGCGAAGAAGTACAGAAAGGGAGACGGTTGGGTAGCATTTGAGAACCATGACCAATTCATCGACTCGCTTTGAGTAAACTCGCGGCAACATATTACCACGTCAAGAAATCAAAGGCGAGAATCCAAGTCCATCAAGGCGGAAGTCGTAGCGGAAAGACTTTCAGTATCCTCACGGCACTCATAGAGCTTTGCCATAAGAACACCGGACTCGTTATCACCATATGCCGTAAGACGTACCCCGCTCTTCGTGCGACCTCGATGCGGGACTTTTTCGAGATACTCAACAAAGAAGGAGCGTACAACGTAGAGCTTCACAACAAGAGCGAAGGCACGTATCAACTATGGGGCAACCTCGTGGAGTTTATATCGGTAGACCAACCGCAAAAGGTCAGAGGACGGAAGCGGGAGATACTCTTCATAAACGAAGCCAACGAACTCAGCCTCGAAGACTGGAGGCAGCTTATGCTCAGAACCACAGACCGAGTAATTATAGACTTTAACCCATCAGATGAGTTCCATTGGATATATGAACAAGTTATCCCACGAGAAGACGCGGACTTCTTTCAAACCACGTACAAGGACAACCCCTTCCTTCCGGAAAGTGTGGTCATGGAGATCGAACGATTTAAAGACGTGGACGAGAACTTCTGGAGAGTCTACGGA